GATCCAGCAACAAAGCACTTGCTGCATCAGATGATGGATACGGAGGGTGGCGGTGCCGCGACGGTTGAAGCGTTGTTCAATCGCACTGCCATGATCAGGAAGAGAATTCCTGGGTACTCGATCAAGGATGAGCTTCATAGTGGCTTCTACAATCCGATCAATAAAGGTATCGCTCAACAACGCCATATCAGCGCCGGACAGGAAGCAGAGTATAATAAGATTCTCGGTAAAGTTGTTGGCGGCAGTGACATCATCAAGGGACGCACTGATCAGGGGATGGTGGGTGACCCCAACTGGCAGGGTCCTGGCGTGGTCAAGGCGCCTGGCTCGACCGACATCTACAATTATTGGAAAGGGGAGCGTCGTGGGATCAGTTTTTCGCATGAGGATGCGGCACGCTTTGCTGCGGCTCAAGAGGCCATGGTCGCGGCAGACAGAGGAGTGGTCGCGGCGGACAGGGGCGTGGTCGATAAGCGCTCGGTCAAGACGGTGAAGGTGGACGCGACAGGCAAGGTCAACATCGACATCGGTGGGGGCGGCGGCAGTGACGTGACACTTGGGGGCGATCGCCTGTTCAAGCCGACTGCCCCAGAGCGAAGCACTCAGATGTCTCCGGCGGAGACCGGACCGATGGCCAGCGAATGAGCACGATCAAGGACATCAGCCTTCCATTTCGAGACGACTGGATTCCGGCCTCGTTCAGGTTTGCCTTCTTCTTTGTGGAGGCGAGTAGTCGAGACAGCGGCAGGAGAATTGTCGAGCATGAGTTTCCTAAGAAGGAGCTGCCCTATGCGGAGGACATGGGTAGGAGGGCCAAGACGTTCACTATCAGGGCATACTGCATCACCTACCCGGTGACGACGGAAGAGCCCATGCTGGTTGGCCTGTATAACAGGGACTATCGCGTTGGCAGGGATGCGCTGATCTCCGCGCTCGAGCAGCCCGGGCCAGGCGTCCTGATCTTCTCCACGATGCCCCAGGAGAACGTGGTGGTCACTCGCTATCGGGTGACGGAGGAGGAGAAGCTTGGTGGCTACTGCACATTCGACATAGAGTTCACGGAGTTCGGTCTTCCTCCTCAGTACCTCACTCCATCTCAGAACACCAATGCGGCCCTGGCCAGTGCGGCCGATGCGCTCAGGGCACAGATCAAGGCCGGCATGGCCGGTGACAATCCTCCGAATGAGACGTTCCAGCAGTTGTTCGGAGGTTGAGAGTGCTGAAGCCAGACCTCACGGAGGCCGAGGGAGTCGTCCAGAGGACCCTGACTAACCTGCTGGGGGTCATCAATGACAAGGGCTCGACTGGAGTCAATGCCAAAGTCATCGTAGGATGGGTGGCGGCAAACTCTCTGTCTCTCCTCTACTATGATCAGATGGGGGAGCCCCTGGATGCGTGCTTTGAGTCGGTCAGGCAGACCGGCACCACTGTCGTCCAGATGGAAGAGGTGAGGAGGTCGCTGACGGCAGAAAGCTTGGTGACGTCTGGGGCCAGCATGATCAGGGATCGCTCCATCCAGATGGCCCTGGCTCAGGAAGCCAAGATAATCTCTGCTATGACCTTCACGAGCCGCCAGGACGTCGATGACTTGATCGTCCACCTCAAGGAGCCGTTCGACTCCGCCGAAGAGACCGCCGCGAATACCATGGACGCCACGGACTATCAGGCCATCATCTCTCTTCGATCTTCTATCGTCAACTATCTCGTTCAGACTAGCAGGCCCTTGCCGAGCATGCTGGCGTATCAGTTTGCCAAGACGCTGCCAAGCCTGGTCATCTCTCACAAGCTGTATGGAGACGCCAGCCGATACGATGAGATACGCGCGGAGAACAAGATAATTCACCCGGCATTTTGTCCCCCGCTGGGTCAGGCCCTGTCGCTCTGATGGTCGTCACCGTAATTGATCCTCTCGATCCCGCAATAGCCAAGCGCGAGCAGCAGGTCAAGCCGGTGCTGGTCACCAAGAATGAACTGCCACCGGTGGCCACCTACGCCGTGCCGGTTCGTCCAGTCAACTCTCGCGTTCCATACGAGCAGGCTACCCTGATCGTTCAGGGCATAAACTTCAAGGACTGGGAGAGCGTCTTCGTTCAGCTTCGGTGGAATGACCCATGGTCGCACTTTCGCTTTCAGAGCGTCGAGCGAGATACCCCGAGGGACATGTTCTACAAGCTCCAGTTCATGCCTGGCACTCCAGTCCTGGTCAGCCTCGGTGACGTGAATGTTTTGAAGGGTTACATCGAGACGAGGCAGGTCGCCTACGACGCCGCTCAGCATGGCATCGAGCTCCAGGGCAAGAGCCATACTGCGCCGATCGCGAGGAGTAGCGTCAACACGAAGAGCGGCAGCTTCGACGGCATGACGTTCAAGGAGGTAGCCGACAAGGTGGTCAGTCCCTACCCGACCAAGATCATCCCGATCGGCGTCCTGAACTCGATCCCGTTCGACAAGCTTCAGAATCAGCCCGGCGAGCAAATCTGGGATTTTCTCGAGAGGATCGCCAGGCCTCGTGGCATCCTCCTCGGCTCCGATTCGTTTGGAAACTTCCTCGCGATCGGCGATCACTCTATGCCGGTCCTCAACACTCAGCTCATCGAGGACCAGAACATCAAGAAGTGTCAGTGCATCTTTCACAAGGATCACGCCTACGAGGAGTACAGGATCACGGCACAGGCCGCGGCGAGCGACGACAACTGGGGCGTCAGCGCCAGCGAGCTGGAGGGGAGCTGGTCGGGAACGGGCTACGACAAGAGCCTGCTGATCACCCCGTCAGAGCAGCCGGTGAAGAACATCCAGGAGGTCATGGACCGGGCCAAGAATGAGGCGCTGTGGCACGAGGGCGAGAGCATCGAGGTCTCGATCACCGTGCAGGGCTGGTTCAGGGATGACGCGAACCTGTGGTGGCCTGGAGACAACGTGTTCGTCTACTCTCCGATGTGCCCCCTGAACATGATGATGAAGATACATACCGTGACGTTCACGCAGGACAATAACTCGGGGACCCAGACTCAGCTCGACCTGAAGCAGCCGTGGGCGCTGAAGGATCAGGGCCCGATAAACGTCGGTGCCCCGGCCCCGGCCACGGAGATGCCTGGGCAGACTCAGCCCGGTCAGGCCATTACCCCAACGGACTAAAAGCCATGCACAGGGCAACTCCCGCCAACACGTCGTTCCGCTCCTACGTGGCCGGTGGAGCCAGGGCGACCATCCCCGGTGTCGATGACACTAAGCTGATGCAAGAGAGCATGGGCAATTTCATGGCCAACGAGGCCAGGAAGGCCATTGAGAGCCCGCAGAACTACGGCTTCACCAGCGTGGTGATGGACGCGACCAAGGACGCGATGGGAAAGATCACCGCCAGCGCCGAGAGCTTCGTCTCGTTCATGGGAGGCAACAGGAGCTTCCCCGTGTTCGGGAACATGGACGATAGGCGTCATCGGCTGCAGAACCTCGCGAAGGGCGACGTCGCGATGTTCCGCACCGCAGTAGATCAGCTCCAGCTCCACCTCGCTCAGGAGGGGGGCTTCTGGACCGGGCCGGACAGCAAGAAGCTTCGCCTTCAGCTCGTCAAGGCGCAGCAGCAGAGTGGCTCTCAGCCCCAGACCACTGCCACGGGCGGCACTGCGGCCTCTTCCTCCTCGCAGGGTCAGCAGAAGCATGGCCAGCAGCCGCTGTACAACCAGGACTCGAGCCAGTTCATCGAAGTCAATGGGACGATGTCTCAGCACGTCAACAAGCAGCATCAGATCGTGCTGACCGACAAGCAAACCGGAATGGAGGTCAATCCAGATAGCAACGTGTATCTCGGCAGCACCAAGGCAAAGGGCTCCTTCCTTCCGGTCGTGCTCCAGGGTGGAGTCTTGGCCAAGAATGTCTTTGGGCTGGTCGGCGGCGAGATCGAGTACGATGCCACGGTGATTGAGGCCAATGAGCGAGTGAGTGTCCTGGAAAGAGCCGTCGCAGTCCTAACCAAGCGCCTCGATGAATTGGAGGCGTACATCAGATGATCAATCCGATAGACATCAGGACCGTCTCCAATTCGGCATATCCAAATTATTCTCTGTCGATCGACTGGCAGTTGCTGTCGACCGGAGAGATTGATGCCACAATGGCCCTGGCCACGGCGGTCGTGGTTGCCCTGGGGACCAATGCCCTGGCGGATGAGAGCGACCCCCTGCCGGACCCAGACTCCACCGACAGAGAGGGATGGTGGGGTGACTTTGACGGCGACGTGATCTGGAACGCGTGGCCGATCGGGACCAAGCTGTGGCTCCTGAGGAGGAGTGCCATCGAGTCTGCCCAATCGAGGGCCGGCAGCACGCAGGCCATGGCCATGAACTACATCAGGATGGCCATTCAGCCATTCGTCGACAACAAGATAGCTAGCACCTATGAGATAGTCTCCATGAGGGTGACCAGGCAACAGATCAACGCCATCGTGCGCCTCTACAGGGGACCACGAAGATCAATCGATCTGATGTATCAGATGCTCTGGGACGGGATGACGCCGTAATGCCATGGAATACACCGACGCTGAGGGCCGTCCGCTCGCTCGTCAGGGACTCGATTCATGGATCGCTCCCGGGCAGTGACGCGACAGTTCCGAACAGCGTGCTGAGAGTCATGAGCGATACCCAGGGAGCCTTGTGCTTCCTGACGCTGGAGTACATCGATTGGCTCGCGCTTCAGCTCATGCCGGACACCGCCGAGACGGAGTGGCTGGATCGTCACGGAAACATTTGGCTCGTCAACGCCGACGGCTCCATTGGAAGGAAGCAGCCGACTCTGGCCTCTGGAGCCGTGAGTGCGACCGGGATTGACGGCAGCGTCGTTCCTGCTGGTGCCCTTCTTGGGCAGGGCCTGAGTGCCACGTATCAGGTCTCCGCTCAGGTGACTCTCTCCGGTCCAACGCTGGTCAATGCCACGGCCCTTCAGGCCGGCTCCGTCGGAAATCTGGAGCCTGGGGACTCGATGAATTTTCTCGCCCCTCCTCCAGGCGTGGACGCCGTTGCCACGGTCACCATCATGGATGGTGGGGCAGACGCCGAGACTGACAATGAGCTCCGCTCTCGCGTCCTTCGTCGCATTCGGCAGCCGCCCATGGGTGGCGCCGCGTACGACTACGAGGCCTGGGCCCTCTCCGTTCCAGGCGTCACTCGAGCGTGGTGCTCTCCCCTGGAGATGGGGATCGGCACCGTCACCGTTCGCTTCATGATGGATGACTTGCGTGCCGACAATGGTGGGTTTCCGCTTCCCAAGGACGTCGACGTGGTGACCGCCTACATCGACTCGGTGAGGCCGGTCGCGGTAAAGGATTTTTTCGTTGCCGCCCCGATCCCGTATCCGATAAATCTGAGGTACAGCTACTTGGACAATGACCTCGCGTCGACTCGAGGGGCCATAGAGCAGAGTCTGCTGAATGAATTTTTCCTTCGTGCAGTGCCAGGGCAGTTGTGGTATCGCGCGTGGAGCGACGAGGGGACGATGGCCGCCATGGGAGTCGTCGCCTATGATCTCGTGGCACAGGATGAGCCGATGCCGGCTCCCGGATACATGGCCGTGTTGGGTGACTTGACCTATGGCTGAGAGATGGGATGTCTGACCGACATGCTAGAAGGACGGGTGGCGATTATCGAGAGGCCTTCCTGTCACTCCTGCCTCAGGGGCCAGCCTGGCCAAAGCGCGCCATGGATAGCACGCTGTGGCGGACCTGCGACGGCCTCTGCGAGTACTGGGGGACGGTCGACGGGAGGGCCGCTGATCTCCTCGAGGTAGAGAGCGATCCGCGAGCCACGCTGGAACTGCTGCCAGACTGGGAGAGGAACTGGGGACTACCAAACAAGTGCCTAACTAAGCCTCCGACGGCTCTCGACGACCGTCGCTTGGCCCTGGTCAGCAAGATGACCATGGTGGGTGGTCAGTCTCGTCAGTTCTTTCTCAATCTGGCCAATGCCTATGGTTACGCTAACATCACGATCACTGAGTTTGCCCCGTATATGACCGGCGTGTCGCGGTGCGGCGACTCGCGATGGTACAACACTGGAGACGCGGCTCACTACAGGTGGGAGCTTGGGGCTCCCGAGATCAGGTTCTACTGGACCGTCCACGTCAGTGCCCTGAGCTTCTCTTATTTCCACTGCAACTCCAGTCAGTGTGGCGTCGATCGATTGTTGGCGATCGGTGTGGCCGCCGATCTGGAATGCCTCCTGGGTGACTTGAAGCCGGCCCATACTCAGATAGTCTTTGACTACTCTCCGCTGGATGCGCTCGACTTCACGCAGCTGAACAACACGGAATATCTGGCCCTGGGAATCATGTGAATGTCCGACAACCGACAGATAAAAGATGGCCTCGGCAATCTATTCACGATTCGCATGCGAGACATCAGCAGCGGTGCCGATGGGACCGTCCAGCGATCCATGGTGCTGGCTCAGTCCGCGCCGGTCGATTACACAGGCGGAGGGTGCTTTCATCGAGCCAGCAAGGGTGGAGTCATGGCGGCCAATGCCGCCGCCTCTTCCGCGATCTACTCCTTCATGTGGCCCTCGATCACGTCGCTTGCCCTGATCAAGAGGGTGCGCTTTTCGGCGTGGAGCTTCGACGCCGGATTCGTTGCTGGCCTGGCCTCGTTCGACTTGATCACGGCACGCGGCTTCACCGCTCAATTGACCGGAGGCACCCTGGTCAATCTCTCCGGGAACACCGCCAAGCTCAGGACGAACATGAGCTCGTCTCAGGCCAGCATCATGTTCGCGAACACGGCTCCACTAACGGGTGGGACCTACACACCCGATGTTGGACCTGGAGTGACGGACACGTGGATCACGACCGTCGGCGTCAATCCCTACACGACCATCACCACGGGAATGGTCAAGTTGTTTGAGAAGCCTCAGGGCGAGATGCCGCTGGCACTGGCGAAAAATGAGGGCTTCATCGTGAGAGCCACCGTGCCCCAGAATGGGACTTGGTCATTCGCCGTCGCCTCCGAGTGGGACGAGGTGTCTCCCCTGACCTCCGGCTATTAGGAAATGGGCAATGCTGTACAATCAACCGCTGGATCAGCCTTCCAATCCCAATGCACCATACACGGATGGCAATCCCGCCGCGGGCATCCAGGGCTCCATCGTTCCAGCGGCAAGCATAGAGTTTGATCAGCGCGAGGTCGTCGAGGTCATCACTCGAGCCAATGTTCGTGGCTATTCAGATTTTGCCGGTGTGCCATGCGCGGTGCCTGCCAACACGGACCTCACCCAGCTTCGCAAGGCGATCGAGGGCTACATCACCAACTGGCAGTTCCTGATCACGACGGAGGTCACGTTCAAGGTCCATGGCTCCGGCGCCGATTTCCCTGACCTCATTGCGGCCTTCAACTATCTCGGCAAGTACCGCATCACGCCGACTGGGCACGTCATTCTGCAGATGGCCGGCGCCGCTTCCGGCAGCGGGATCGCCTTGCAATACATTTATACGCAATCGATCATCGTTGCTCATCCGAACAATGACCGCATCTCGATTTTTGGCGCGCCGATGTTGGCGCCCGTGCCACGCAATGACACTGGCTATGCCTGGAATGGCTCGTCAACAGCGCAGCGTGCGACTGATATGACGACGAATCTGAATACATTGCGAACCAAGTTCGCGACTGAATTGCATTTTCAGGGGAGCATTGCGACTTCAAATTATCCTCTTGCCGGACTGCAAATCATCGGCAAGGCGCTCATGCATCTTGATGCTCTTCTGTTCACCGGTGACGGCAGCTCTCAAGGCTCGGGTGTTCTGTTCAACTGCATCGGCTACACCAACAACTTGCCGAAGTCGATTCTGCCGGCTTCTCCATTTTCTTACGATGGCCTCGCCGCCGTCAACTGGAAGGGAGGAGCAGGTTTCAATTGGGACGTTGGCGCGTGCATGGGATTTGAGGGCGTCAATGGTCAAGATCAAAACACGACCAATCCATTCATCGCGATTGGCTGCAATTCCGGAATTGCGCTGACGAATGGTGGCTTCGTCACATCGTCAGCGAACGCCATTTGTCTCGGCAATGATACTTCCGGCTTTTATCTCTGGCCGCGCAGCGGCACGCAGTGGGATGGCGGTTTGTTCTGCCATGCCAATGCGGCCTGTGGCATTCAGTGCTACTTGAGTTCGACCGGATATCTTGCCGCACCCATAAACAACGGCGCCTATAACATCGGGCCTTCGCACTGTTATCGGAATGGTTCTTATGGGCTTTGGTTGGAAATGTCGAACATCTCTGCCAACATTGATTTTGGTTCCGGAGCGAACGTCAATGCCGCCGGGCAGATTTATGCGGCAAACAACAGCGGCGTGCAACTGTGGGGTGGGTATGCCAACTACACGCCATGCTCTCCGGCGTTCAATACGATAGGCAACAACAATTCTCTAATCGGTGTGGGGTGGTAAATGAATCTGCTGTACTGCGTCAATGGCGTCGTGATGGGGTCTCATGACAGCCTGCAGAATGTCTCCGCGTCCGCCTATGGCAGCGGAGTGCGGATCATCCCATACGACCAGCTGCTGGACACCCTGCCGAGGATCGGTACGGCGCCGACCTTCCCGGAGAGAGACACGCGACCGTATGGTCAGCCGCCGGAGACGACGGCACTACTGCTGGCCTTCTCCGGTCAAGTGCGCTTCGACACGGTCGTCGCCGGCATCACGTGGAACGGCATCCCGGTCGCCACGGACCGCATGAGTCAGTTGCTGATCGGCAATCTGGCACAGCATGCCGCCACGCTCGCCACCACCGACATGATCGACTTCACGCAGGGCGGCGTGGCCTATCAATTCCAGGCCGGTCAGGCTGCCGACCTCATGACTCAGGTCAATGCCTTCGTGCAGCAGTGCCGAAGCATGGAGGCAACGTGTATCGCCGATCTCACCTCGGCGTCCCCCACCATCTTGACCTACGCTGACGTCGAGGCCAAGTTCACTGGCCTGCGGTCCAAGAAGTGAGTCATGGCCGGTCCATCCTATTACAGCGGCACGATGAACATCTCCAAGAACGAGGACTGGATTGTCCCCTTCTTGTATCAGAGCGTCGACTCCACCGGCACCGTCTTTACGCCGATCGACCTCACGGGGTCCACGCTGAAGCTGGAGATTCGCGTCGATGAGATCGACCACGAGGCCCTGGTCAGCGTGTTCTCTCCCGACGGCGGGATCGTCATCAATGATCCGACCACGGGGCAGTTCACCGTCCTGATCGATCGCGCTCACATGCTCCATCTCTCTGCCGGCAACTACTACACCGACATGGTGAGGCTGATGCCCAATGGCTATCAAGAGCGGCTCTGGGAGGGCATGGCCGTGGTCGTGGAAGGGACGACTCGCTGATGCCAGAACCCCTCTTCGAGCTGGGCAGCGGAACGCCGCGGATAACGCTGACGCCGTCCAGTGCGGTGGCGCTGAGCGACGCGAGCCTGTCCGTGCCGCAGACTGGGCCGATGGGGCCGCAGGGCGAACCTGGCCCGCCTGGCCCGCCCGGCCCTTCGGGACCACCCGGGGGCTCCGGTGCGCAGGGGCCACAGGGGGCGACGGGAGACCAAGGGCCTGCCGTGCCAGGTCCCATGGGCCCACAGGGGCCTGCCGGGCCACAAGGTGTCCAGGGTCCTCCCGGCGGGATCGGCGAGGCACCGGTCGACGGCAACCTGTATGGCCGCATGAACACCATGTGGCAGCAGGTCGTCGTCACCGGCAGCGTTCGCTACGATGTCAGCCAGAGCCTCACGCCGGCGCAGATAACGCAGGCTCAGACCAACATGGCCGCCGTCAACAAGGGCGGCGACACGATGACCGGCGACCTCACCCTGTACAGGGCTGGTGCGAATACGGCTCAGGGTGTACTCTTCTTCGGTCTAGCCAAACAGCAATATCTGCAGCACGACGGCACCAATTATTATTTCGGGCCTGGGGGCTCGGTCAATGCCTCGAACGGTCGCCTGTGGGGCGCCAATGACATGACGCCGGTCAACCGGGCCGGCGACACGATGACTGGGCTATTGGAAACGGCCGGCTCTTCGCTACAGATTTTGAGTGGCTCCGGCAGTCAGGCGCTCTGGGTAATGGGCGCGGGCGGGAGCAGCGAAGCCTACATGACGTTTCATCGTCCGGGGGCCTTCGCCTGCAACTTTGGCTTGGCAGTAGACAATAATCTCTACTATGGCGGCTGGTCATTTGGCGCCGGCAACCAGTATCTCATCTACACGACTCGTCTTGGCGGGATGGTTACCAGCACTCGTCTCGCATTCGCGGCTGATTATACGCATGCATACAATGCAGGAATGGTCGAGCCCTATGGAGGTGCCGTGATCAGCGGGTCAACGGGCTGGAATAGTGCAGGCACTTATGCCCTTGCGTTTCGCTATCGCTATCTGCAGATACTGGTCCAGCCCAACAACGCTTGGTACACGGTGAACTTCGCATGAAGATCATCGACCATGGCGCGTGGGTCAGGTGCGAACCCAAGAAGCTTAAGGGGCTTGAGAACTTCGACGTGATGTTCTCTAAGCGCACGAGCGACGGCGCCGACTGGTATGAATTCGTTGCCGGCAACGCGTTCACGAGCGCGTCGATCAAGATGACGGTGCACGAGGGGATCGTGCAGGCCGTCTCTCGCGATGCCTCGCGGTTGTTTCCGCAGAACTGCCGCGTCATCGAGCTGGTTGGCGATCCGGCTCACGACGTGCACGCCAGATACCACGGCATGGTCTACGACGAGAAAGCGCTCTCGCTCAGCGCGGCCCCCACCGAGGAGGTCGAGCCCCTCCCGGACCTGAAAGAACTGCTCGCGCGCGTCGAGGCGCTGGAGAAGAAGCGTGGCGACGCAGCAAGTTGATCTGACGGTACCGATGACTGGACCGGCTGGGCCAACGGGACCGCCTGGGCCTTCTGGACCGCCTGGGCCTTCTGGACCGCCTGGAGGCTCTGGATCGCAGGGGCCGGTTGGCCCGCCGGGTGATCAGGGACCGGTTGGGCCGCAGGGTGGCACAGGCCCGCAGGGTCCGGTTGGTCCAGCAGGGCCACAGGGGCCACAGGGCATCGTCGCCGATGCGCCCACCGACGGGAAGATCTACGGCCGGCAGAACTCTGGCTGGTCTCCCGTGCTCTCCGCCGTCGCGATCGGTGACACCGCACCGGCCAATCCCGTTCCTGGCAACCTGTGGTGGGACTCGGTCGGCGGACTGCTCTACATTTACTTCAACGACGGGACCTCGACGCAGTGGGTCGACGTCAACAACCTGCAGGGCGGCCTGGGCGACGCGCCGACGGACGGCTTCCTCTATGGCCGGCAGAACGCGGCGTGGCAGAGAGCACCTGCGGCGACACCCGGGCGCAACCGGCTCATCAACGGCCACTTCATCGTTGATCAGCGCAACAACTTCGCCGCGGTGACGCCTGGAGTTGGGAATGTCTATACGGCCGATCGCTGGTCTCTGAACGCATCGCAGGGCAGCAAGGTAAGCGGAATAACATATGGCGCTGGTACTGTAATCTTTCCGCCTGGGTGTGCCGGGCAATTTACTGCTTCAACAGCTTCTGCATTTACAGCGGCTCCTGCAGATTTTTTTATTTTGCAACAGCCCATTGAATTTCAAAATATGACCGATTTCAATTTCGGTACTGCTTCAGCGCAATCGCTCACGCTGTCATTCTGGGCTAATGCGTCCATTGCTGGAACATATTCCGGCGCGCTGTCTAATAACGCTAGCAATCGCAGTTACGTCTTTGCGTTCACGCTTCCGGCGAATGTGTGGACCAAAATTTCTATCTCTATTCCTGGCGACACGGCTGGAACGTGGTACCCTGGCAGCGCCAGTGTACTTGGCATGACGGTACGTTTCGATCTCGGCTCAGGCTCCAATAGTCACACTTCAACCATTGGGGTATGGCAAGCTGTAGGTTACATTGGTGCTACAGGCAGCGTCGCCATGGTCGCCAATGCTGGTGCCAATCTTTCATTCGCCAACGTGCAACTCGAGCTCGGCCCCGTCGCCACACCGTTCGACTGGCGCAGCGTGGGCGACACGCTGGAGGCGTGCCAGAGATACTACCAGGCCGCGACGATCTTGCACGTGGGGTATGCGACAGCCGGACTGACGCAGATAGTGAATTATCCGTTTCCGACGCAGATGCGGGCTACCCCGACGCTGACCCCCACCACTAATGCCAATTCGAATGTTTCAGCGGTCTCATTGTCTGGCCTCAACAATGGGGCGGCAGTGTACATGACGGCCACTGTCACTGTGGCCGGCGGATTCAACTTCAATCAGAACTTCACCGCCAGCGCGGAGCTGTGACCAATGCTCGACTTCCCCAACAGCCCCACGCTGAATCAGATTTTCACCGGGCCGAATGGGACGTTCACTTGGGATGGCGCCAAGTGGGCGCCACAGAGCGGCGCGATGAACTACCTGCCGCTGACCGGCGGCACGCTGACCGGCAACCTTACCCTGCCCAACATCCGGGTCGGGGGACCGTCATCGTCGACTCCACCACTGCCCGCCGACCTTCTGAACCCCAACGCGTTCTCCTCAGAATACGTGACCATGGGTCACTACGCGTTCAATGCCTACGTTTCATCCAGCGGTCCGTCGTGGAAATATCTCCAGAATGGCTACGCTGGAAACATGTACGTGGATGGAAGTGGCAATTTGCAATTGATCCTGCTTCCATCCGGCACTGCCGGGGCAGTGGCGTCTGGCAGTACATTTTTTACGTTCGGCCAGAACGGATGGCTGAGTCTCAGCGGCGGCTTTGCCGTAAACAGCAGTGGCAGCCCAACAATAAACCTCAACAAGGCGGCGTCAGGTCAGACCAACGACATATACGGCCTCAAGGCCAGCGTTGCCCGCTGGCTGCTGCGGCTCGGCGACGACCACGCCGAGACTGGCAGCGGCAATACGGGAAGCGACTTCATAGTCTATCGATTCAATGACGCCGGAAGCGCTCTTGATGCACCATTTTCCGTCAGCCGGGCATCTGGCATCACTAATATTACTACTTTGACAGTAAACAATTCTGTGCAGGCTAACGGAGGAGTTTATTCAGACAGCACCGCTGGCGGTGCTGGTCAGGGCATGGCCACCTTGAGTGGCTCTCCATCATATCGCGTTCATCAGTACCAGTCCGGCTGGTTCTGGGGCTGGAACACGACGACGGGGGCGCTGGTCTGGAATAACGCTACTAGCGGCACATACAACGTTACGCTCAACTACGATGGCAGTTGCTACAACAAGACCGGGACCTGGGTTGCCAACTCTGACGCACGGCTCAAGCAGGACATCGAGGACTACGCGATAGGGCTGGATGCGATTCTGCGGCTCAGACCACGAAGGTTCCGCTACATCGCCGAGGTAAAGTTGGAGGGCACGAAGCTGGAGCCGTCTGGAGTCCTCTTCGAGAAGGCACCATTCCTCATCGGATTGGTTGCTCAGGAGGCCCAGCCGGTGATGCCGGAAACGATCGTGATGAGGGAGGGCGAGATTGACGGCAAGACGGTGAAAGATATGCATGGCCTCGACGCTGGCCCGGTGATGTGGGCCCTGGTCAATGCAGTGAGGGAGCTGTCCGACCAGATTGCCGAGCTGTCGCTGAGGGTCTCGGCATTGGAGGCGACGAGGTGAATCGAGCAACTCTCGCGGCGTGCCTGCTCATCGTGCACGCCCCCGACGGGACCAGCCTGTGGGTCCAAGCCGAGTCGGTGAGCGTCATCAAGCCAGTGACCAAGCACAGGGATCACGTGGCAAAAGACACCGTCAGCGTGCTGACCGTGTCCGGCAAGTCATTCGGCGTCACCGAGGCACCGGAGAGGATCGCGGACATGGTCGAGGGCTGCAAGTGAGGCTCTCCGTCACCAAGTGCCGTCACGGCAGCATGCTTTTCTTCCAGCGCGACGAGTTCATCGGACGCGCCCTCGAATACTACGGCGAGTACTCGGAGATCGAGGCCCAACTGCTCTCCAGGCTGCTGTCTCCCGGGGACACGGTGGTCGAGGCCGGCGCCAACGTCGGGGCGCTGACCCTGGCGATGGCCAGGGCGGTGGGGGAGGATGGCGCGATCTACGCCTACGAGCCTCAGCGAGTCATCTTCACGGCGCTGTGCGCCAATGTCGCCATCAACGGCCTGTGGTGCGTCAGGGCCAGCAACATGGCCCTGGCCTCGAGGGCGTGCGAGATGGGCATTCAGAGGGTCGACTACTCCAAGCCCGGAAACTATGGCGACGTGAGGCTGACCAAGGCATCGTCGAGGGAGAGGGTCAAGGCGATCGGCATCGACGCCCTCGATTTGCCCTCTTGCCGCCTGATCAAGATAGATGTGCAGGGCATGGAGGAGGACGTGCTGGATGGGGCTCGCGACACGATAGAAAAATTCAAGCCCTATCTGTACGTGGAGAACGACGCCGGCACCAGTCACCTTCCGCGAAAGGCCCTCATGCTCGGCTATAGGGTGTTCTCTCA